TAAGGTTTTATTGTTTGTTTGTTTTTGGTTCTACTAAAACCTTGAACTGCGAATCAAGGCCATGGTTAAGTAGATATCCCCATGTCATTCTTATGTTGATGTTGCAGTTTATTTACATCAACACTGATACGTTGGCTCGTACCATTCAGAGAAAATATAAAATTGCCCAATATACTACCAATTTTTTTGTACATTGGGTATAAAAATTTGTGGTTAATCAATTTCTTCTAAGAAACTATTAGGTCCACCAAAGTTATAATATTCACTTCTTCTATTATTATCATTCAGGCAAGACTTTGGTTCGACCAAAACTTTGGTGGGATCACTCCTTCAATTCAAACCCTGAACTATAGCCTCTTTTACTAATTTTGTTAATGAATCTTTATCTATATTTATTTTTGGTTTATTTGATACTATCTCTTGTAGTTTTTCTAGGACCCCTGAATTCTTAACAATATTGTATATTTTGTTTTCTTCTTCTGTTTTCTTACTTCTTAAAAATGGGGCTGTTGATTGATCTGGTATGATTTCAAAATTATAGTATATGATCACTGTAATATAGCCATTAGTATCACTCATATTTTGACAGGTATATAGATACGATAGATGACCACCATCTGTAGACTTAGCATACGATAAGTACGTATCTATATTATTGACTTCACCTTCACTTATTTTTGGAGGTTCTTTAGCATAATAATGTGACATTGGGAAAAAGGTATGATCAGTTGGATCTGTGGGGAGGGCTATGTTTTCCAAACTCTTACTATTGGTGGTTATATTAATATATTTATTCCACAGTCCATTTCTTACTAGTTCTATATCACAAAAATCAGGTAAGTTAAAGTCATCTCCCATTAAAGCAGTTAAATTTGTTTTTGACATTGCAACCTCCTCTCTCTGACTAACTCCTCTACCAATAAACACAGGTAAGTCATTGTATATCGCGCAACTATGAAATTGACCTTGTTGATTCATTATAGTTCCATTATACTGCATAACACATTTAGAGGAGACTAACCTGTACTTAGATAAATTAATCTTGGGTAGGTAAGAAGTGTGCAAAAACCAGTTATTAAAGGCATTACCACCATCCGTATAATATAAGTGTGAATAATATCTATAAGTTTTGTCGTATGAAGTCACATCAGCTAAATGATTCTGGAGACTGTATTCTGTAGATAAAAAGTTAGGAACCCAAAACATATAGAAACTATTCATTGAATCAATTTTTATATTTATCTGTTCTTTAAAACACACATTAGATGTTGGGATATTGATGAATGCTGGTTGTTTTGCAATAAATTTACCACTCACAGATAATTCTGGTTTGATTAAAGATAACAAATAATTATATACACCCTTACCATAAGTGTTATATAAGCTTTGGACATTTGATAATTTAAAATTAGAAGGCCTAGTATATATAGCAGTTTTGTCTGATATCTTCTTATCAATTTGAAATAATTTCTGATTTATATTATTTATCTTCTTTTTAAAGGTCCTTTTGATATTTTTATTATTCCTTCTTAATCTTCTTCTCATTTTCCTCATTATAGGCCTCACTGCAATCCTTCTTCCTCTATTTACAGTAGGTTTATTCCATTTTCTTTCCATACAAAATTCTTCATTTATATTAACACCATCTTTACCATATTCTTCCCATTCTTTTTCTCTTTGTTTAGTCAAAATGTGCTGAACATGTGGCATGTCCAAAATTCCTTGATTCTTCATACATTCATAATAAGTTTCAACAGGAGCATTACAAATTTGAGATTTGATATTGTCTTCTCTTTCTCTTTTCTTTTCTTTAATTATAAACTCATGTTTGAAAGGGGCATACTCTGGAGGTAATTCATTGGGGTTATTGACGTATAGAACATATTCTTCTACTAATGTATCAAATTCATCGGCATACTCTTGGAAAAATGGTAAGTCAAATCTACAATTAACCTCCATATGTGTAGTTCTGAAATCACATAGATATAATGGATAATTAAATGAAGAATACACCTTGAATTTGAATCTGGATGGATCAAATTTGCTCCTTTCCCATGCAGCCATGTCTAAACCAATGTAATTCAAAATTTTAACTATAGTGGTACCTTTTAATCCTACATAAACATTGTATTTCTCGCCCCAGGATGATTCTTCAATAGATTTAACCTTTAAACAATCCTCTATTTCTTTATATAATTCTTGGGATAATGTTTGCTTACAGTTTTGTTTAAAATTATCTAAAAGGGTATCGAATCTTTTAAAACAACCTTTTCTGCCTTGTTGATTAAATGAATTAATGAAATATCTAAACATATTTAAGTCAAGAAATAGGGGGAAAAGTGTTATGTAGGAACATGTTTTGTTATAATTAAATTCTTGTATGTTTTTATATTGTCTCATGATATTGAAATAACAAGACTTATAATGTATTGGTAAAAGTCTTTTCATGTTAATGTTACTGAGTCCTATTAATTTCGGATATATGTTTGGAAATGTGAAAGTATCTAAGTTAAAATTTTTGAAAACATTGTGTGTCATGTCATCATAATCAAACACATTATTGAAATTCTTCTTGTTTAGAAACTGTAAAAATCTAATCTTGTTTGGAACAGGAGTTAAATCATATTTTATGTAAACAGGGGTATTGATTATTTCTTCTTCAGAATCAGAATCTTGAATAAATTTTCTTTGGGTTTTTGGTTGATTTTTAGGTTTTGAAACTTTAAAAATATTTTTCATCTTTTATTATTTGGCCCTCCGCTTCTTTAAGATCTGGAGGATCAGAATCAAAGGATTTTAATTGATACATAAATTAAATTAAATATATTAATTCTTCTTCCCTCCCTCCCATCCTTTTTATGTTATTACTTAAATTTTCTGTCTGATAAACCAATCCATTACGTTTTTAAAGGTATCTAAACCAAGAATATAGCTTCTGTTGGAATCAATTCTCATTTGTTTTCCAGTAAAATCTTTACATGATTGTGTTTTCTTATATAATTTATCTATTAAAGTTATATGTATATTCTCATCAATTTTTGTTACTCTGTTTACGGCATCAATGTATTCATTAATATCATTTTGATTAATACCAAACTCTTTATTAAGATATTCTAAATATAACTCATTAAATCTGTCATCATAATAAGTCTCAACAACCTTTCCTTTGTATTTTTCTTCTTGGAAAAATTTCATTTTTAATTTGTTTAGTCTGATCATATCTTTCTTATGCATTTTAAAATTAGATAAAGTCTTAAGATTTAATTCCATTGCTTTATTCAAATAAACGTCAAAAATTATAATACCTTTAGTTGAATTATGTATACACTCTAAAATATCTTTACCTAGTTCCAATCTAAATTTATTTAATTTTGAGGGATTTTTGCTCATTAGTCTAAATGTGAATGGGGTCAATTGGAAAAACCTATCTAACTTCCTAACCATGTAAACTCTTCTTTCTAAATGATCATAGATTAATATCATTGATAAATACTCAGCACCAGTAATATCATGATGTATATTAAAAATTTTTGCAATCTGTCCTAAACCATGTTTCTTATTAGAATCTTCATTGGCATAAACAAATTTATAAGCATTATACACATACTTATCTACTAAATTTTTGGGTAAAAATATAATTTGATCATCACCTGTAACTTCATGTTTGCTCTGTTTTATGTTACTTTTATATAAAATGAATGATACATATAAATGAGATCTCAATGTATTACATAGACATGTGTTCATTCTTCCTGATAATTGCGTTCCATTAATCTTGTATTTAAATCCTTTCTTAGAAAATATTGTATATTCTGATTGATCAGCATATTTCATCAAGTCACTCTTATTAAAAATTTCGAATAGGTAAGTGTGATATTTCATGACTTCTTTTATTAAAAAGGCATCTATATTCTTTATCATTATTTCATGCTGTGTTGAATCAAAACTACTCCCATCACAACTAATAACACTACAATAATTTATCTGGTTAATCCATTTATTAAATTTGTCTGTTCTTTGGTTATTGTCATTCCCAGGACCACACCAATCATATGAATGTAAGACTTTCATAGCTAGTTCACATGGTATACCAGACAACATCTTTCCCATTCTTAATTGTGCGCAAATATTTCTTGATTTAGTTATGAAATCATCAAAATTTAGATACAATTTTTCATCATCCTTGTTATGCATTCTATATGAAAATTTTAATTTTCTTCCTTCATAGTAATCCATTAACCCTGATATGAATTCATCTTTCTTTGGCCCAAGCTTCTTAAAATATTCATCTAAAGTTATAACATCATTTATTGGATCATTATTTTTATAATATTCTAAAACAATTTTCTTAATTTCTTTTTGACTAAATTTAATGAACTCATCCATTATGCTGTCATTGTACGTAAGCCCACACCTTATTTGACGATATACAGATTCAAATTCATTCCTTTTACATCTGTGTAACTTTAAAGGTTTATTTTTGATTATGTTATGGCCACTGACTAAAAAATTATGATTTATTAAGAAGGGTTCATTTGTTTTAAACATGTTATCACACTTGTCATCTTTTGGTAATTCTATTATCTTGACTCTTTCATAATTTCTTTCTGAATAATGTTCTTTAATTTCTTGAGGACAGTCGTTGTATTTAACACCAACTAAACTCTTCATCAATCTAAGGAATCTGATAAATTCTGATATATTATTAAGACTACATGACCCAAGTTCTAGAACTTCAAAATTATATGCTATTACTCTGCCTTGCATAATTCTTATACTGTCATATATTAAATTCAATTTTGTTATGCTATCAGCTTTTATAAAATCAAATAAGATTAAAAAACATTTAAACAATGTAGTAATGAATTTATTTTCAAAGTATTCTAATGCATCAACTACATAATAGTAAAATATCATATATAAGATTATGGAAAAAATCAATGATGCACAATTTCTATATCTAATTAAAATTATCAATGATAAAAACACAACTAAGATGAATAAGAACATTACATATATTTCTGTAGAAAACATTTCACCAAAAACATGATTTGAGAAAGTAAATAATAGAATGAAGTAAGAGTAAAAACTAGAGAATATCATTGATAACAGACTCATTACAAATAGTTTATAAACATATTTTAATATGAATGATAAGTTAACAATTTGACTAAAGGATATTTTTAAAGTGTCACACACTATTGTTATTGTTTGTTGTCTGATTTCTCCTCCTAATAGAAAGCTAAATAAACATAACAAAAATTGAATCAAGAAAGACTTCCAGTTAAACTTCATGAAAAACATTGTAAAAATTATAAACATTATCTGTAACACTACAAAAATCAATACATTTGAAGGCCTGAAAAGATTTTTAAAGTAATCTCTTATTTGTTCTCTTAAAGTTGTTGTTGAATTTATGACTATATTTTTGTCAGAGAATGAATCATTAAATATATCAAACCAATACTTTAATTTATTAAAAAAACCTTTTTCTTTACAAGATTGAATTGCCCTATCAGTATTCAGTAAAACAGAAGTTAACACCTCATTTCCGTCATCTATTAAAGAATCAATTTGGTGGTCAATGTTATCTCCATAATTATAATAATTATATATCCTCCTTAATATACCTAATGGCCTGTTCTTAACATGCTTCAAAAAATCCATGATCTGAACGATTAATTTCTTTCGTCTATTCAATCCCTCAAAAGCAACTTCCTCATTTTTCCTATTTACGAAATCATTTTGTACATCGGATTTCATTCTTTCATATTCAGTATTATTTTCCATGACAATATTTTCAATAGTGACGTTGAACATAGTTGATATTGGAACTAATGACATGACTATTGTATATGCATTCACATAGCTAATTGGCTCAAGATCTTTTTCACTTTCACTTAGATTTATAACACAATTTATACAACTAGAAATCTGATTCTCAGTAATACTAGACTTTCTAAATTGGGTAAGAACCAGGTTAACATATTTATAATTAATTTCAATCATAATATCTTCTTCTTTAACTGTGTATTTTAGGTCATTGAAATTTACTAAGTCCTTATATAATGTACTATTTTCTTTTAACTTTATTATTTTAGAATTTATTAATATCATATCTTTTACTCTGGGGAATATGGCATATTTATTAGACAGTGTTATTGGCTCATTTATATAATTTATATATTGCTTGGGTTCACTTACTATTATCAAATCATCTTTTTGTATTTCATATTTGGGATTATCAGTCTGTATACTTAACTCCAACTTACTTGGTAAAATATCTAATTGATCTGAAATATTTGTATCTGTTAACTGCTCTGTATTATCGAAACTTATTATGTGTTCTATAATTGGTTTGTATATCCTTCTAATTCCCCTATTTGTATATGCAAACATTGACACGTAATATAATATGTTTTTGATGTTGACAACTAAATTGAACATGCACTCAAAGCAGGTTTTATACTCGGGGTTTTTAATATTTTTGATACTCATCACCATTTTGTTGAAAATAGGAAATGGGTGTTCATATGGTACCGGATTTCCTTTTACATGCATAGTCACTTTCTTGTATCTATATAATTGATTCTGTTGAAATGCTATCATGGAGTCTTCTTCAATTGTAATAACTTGGTTGTTATTAACCCTAACTTGGTGTGGCTCTAACTCAATTAATTCATGGTCTCTAAATCTATATATCTTTGTCTCAACTATATATCTGACTGTTTTGTCTACTACGTATTCTCCATCTTCCCAATTAAAACAATTAAAACAATGTGCATGTTCAACACCATCATCACTCATGTATAAATCTGGATTGTAATATAATGAATCTGTTGAACACATTATTACATCATTATCTCTAATGTGGTCTGGTCCTAAATTACGAGCGTTTGTAATATAGTCATGAATATATCTTCTGGGAATTATATTTTGAGGTGGGATTAAAGAACCATATATATACTTGTCAACTCTTTGATCGTCATATATGCTACCATCACTTCTTAAAAAATGAGCTCCACCTATATATGAAGTTCTTAAAACATTCTCTCCAATTGTGTATCTAACATATAATGATTTTGTGGTGATCAATTTCATATTCATAATAAATTCTGTCATTCCTCTTACTGATTCGTAAAAATAATGTTCATTACTTGATTTTAAAACACTTGTAACACCATATTTTTTAATTCTAAAAACCTTGTCAAATCCTTTGTAAATTATAGGGTTACAGGGATAATTATAAATAGGTGATCCTGGCATTATAATGTTACTATAACTAACTTCAATACTTCTATCCTTCATGTCCTCTATATTTATGATTTTAACACATCTTCTTTGGGCATCTACAACTAAATCCTGTTGTTTGAAATTTGTCTTATTAGCTATATTTGCAATCACACTCCTTAAATTGTTTCTGAGATTGTCATCTGTTTCAGCATTCAATAAACAATTGTTAATTGCGATCCCTTGGTAATACGTAACTCCATACTGATATTCTGAAAATCCTCGTGAATTTGAAAAATTCTGGTTGGCAACATACTGATAATGATTTGAATTTTGTGCGCTTTGTATATCGGCTCTATTTTGAATTAAAGTGAACTTTGAGTTGTATGGCATAATTGGTAATACTAACTTGTCATTAGGATTAATAGGTGGATAAAGGATTCCTCTCATTCTTCTGAAATTTGCTTCATCTCTACCTGGTCTTAATTGTCTATTGAGATTATTCCTATTTTGATTGTTCCTCTGATTATTATTGTTGTGATTATTATTATTATTGTTAGGTTGTTGATTGTTATTATTTTGGTTATTGTGATTATTGTTATTATTATTATTACCTTGATTATTTCTATTATTATTATGGTTAATCCTTTGATTCTGATTTCCTCTTTGTTGATTTCTGTTATTGTTATTTCTCACATTGTTATTTTGATTTCTATTTTGGTTATTCTGATTATGATTATTTTGATTTTGATTCTGATTATTTACGTTATTTTGATTGTTAATTTGATTTGGTCGAACATTTTGATTATTCTGATTATTATTGTTTGGTTGGTTATTGTTTTGATTGTTTTCCATTTG